GCTTGGTTATCCGTTTATTGGTGAGGGCGAGTAATGGGTGAGGCGTGGACGGTCAACGATGAGCGCAAAAAAGCCGCTTACATTGCGCACGTTAATGAATTATTTGCCGAGCACAAATATTTAACGTTTCCGGCTCCGCGAATTGGGGCTGATAGATCGCTGGATCAAAACGCTTTATTCCATGTTTGGCTAACTGAGTTTTGTTGCCACCTTGCGCGCTGCCACAAAAGCCAAGTAACCGAAGGGATGCTTGAAGGCATCAAGTTAACCATGAAAGGTTTGTTTTATCGCGAGACTGATTTTTCTTGGATGCTGCTTTCGGTTGAGTGTCCGCTGACTGGAAACACAAAGCGTGGATTCACAAGCTCAAAAAGCTGGAAGCGCGGCGAAATGTTTTTATTTTTAGATTGGCTGCAAAACTTCGCAGCAACCAAAGGTTGCATTTTGGAAAGCAAAGGCGAGTTTGCGAAATTAAAACGTGATCAAAATAAATAGGAATTTTTATGAGCGTTAGAATCAAAACCGATTGCCACAAAATACACCCGAAGAGTCTGCGTAGCGGTAGGAATATTCTGCACTTTGACGAAAAGCGCAATTGCTGGATTGGCTTGGGCAAAGAGCGGATTTACGAAGAGTCTGACGCGCACCTGTATTTTAACAAGCTTTTAAAAATGCTAGACAACAAACGGAGTTAGGCAAAATGAAAGAAATTAAAATAAGCCACAAGAAATTTATTGTTATTACTATTTTGCTTTTTTCATCCATTGAAATCGGGTTTTTTAAATTTATGCTTGATCTGTACCAAAAAAGCCTAGACGATTTTTTTATTATTTTATCGTGCCTTGGAATGGTTGCAGTGCTTAGTATTTTTTGGCTTATCTGCGAAGCAAGAAGATCGCAAGACGTTGATTTTAATTTGGGCGATGAAGGTGCTGAGTCAAAACCAAGAGATTCTAAAAATGAAGAAATCACCGCTGCAAGTGACGAAAGAAAAATTAAAGATATGTCTGATTTGCAAAAACCCGTTTCCACCGAAGAGCACACTGCAAAAAGTGTGCGGCCTAGAGTGCGCGCTGAAGTTTAAAAAATATCAGGACGAAAAAGAGTTCGACAAAGAAACTCGACGAATGAAAAAAGCCAGATCAGAAAATGATGTTGGCTTGTGGGCAAAGAAAGCGCAAGCAATGTTCAATTGTTTTATTCGTCTGCGAGATGCGCACCTTGGCTGCATTAGCTGCGATAAACCTTCCAATTGGGTCGGGCAGTGGGCAGCAGGGCACTATCGAACCGTAGGCGCGCACCCTGAGCTTAGGTTTGATGAAGACAACGCGCACAAGCAATGCAATCGCGACTGCAACGGAATGAAGAGCGGAAATATTGTTGAGTACAGAATTCGATTAGTTATAAAAATCGGCGAGCCAAAAGTTTTACAGCTTGAAAGTGACGACAGGCCGCCAGTTCGTTATAGGCTCGAAGATTACAAACAAATTTGGGCGCATTACAAAGCGAAAGTTGAAGAGCTTAAAACCAAAAACAAATTCAAGGTGCTGGCCGAATGATTAAAAAGCGTTGTGTGACTGAATGGCTTGAGCTTTGGGGTGAGTGGGAGCGGTGCGGCAGTAATTACTTAAAACATTTGCAGCCTCACTCAAACATGCTTGCCGTTGACATGGTGGCCGTTTACGAAGATACGCCACCGCCGCCGGAATTGAATGACGATGACGCGAGAATTATTTGCGAGCAAATGGCGGCGCTGAAAAGAAAAACCCCTAGGCATTTTAGATTGTTAAAACAGTATTACGTATTGCGTTTATCAACGACCAGAATGGCGGCATTCAATAAAACGACAAGGGATGATTTAAGGCTTAGCTTGGCCAAGGCTGAGGGTTACTGCGAAGATTTTTTGAGTGAGTTTTTAATTCCAGAGGGGTGCGATGCATGATATTCAATGGAATTATTAAGGCTGTTATCCGCTCACTATTTCCGCCCAAATTGATAGTTGGCGATGTATTAATTTTTGATGAATTTGGGGCGGTAAATCCGTTCACCGGAAGACCGCCACACAAGGTTGTCATTAAAGGCATAAAAAACGGTTTTGTGAATTACGCATGGTTAGATTCAGCATTTCTTCAAAATGAATCGATGAGCATTGGATCGTTTTGTTTCTGCTACAAACATATTTCGCCAAAAAGCACCGAGGAACTGATGAGCAAAAAAGACGAATTAATTGAAGCCTTGACCAGCCAACTGGAAGAGAAAAAAACAGAGTGCGAAAACCTAAAGGGTTGGATGGAAGAAATAAAAACAAAGCTTTATAGGGCTGAGTTTGATTTGAAAATTGCAAATGGTGAGATTGAAAGGCTAAGCAAACATTCAAAAGTTTACGAAAAATGTTTTACAGCAACAGAAGAAATAAAAGGTATTTTGGAAGCGATGGATTACGAAGATGGTAGACATGAGCATGAAGACGACGGTTACGCAGATTAACTCTTGACTTCTGCGGCAGAGAAGCCTACTAATTCAGGTATTGTTGGCAGAGCTACACACTAAAGCCATAAAATTAACATAAACCCGCCTTGAGCAATCTCGGCGGGTTTTTTATTGCCCGAAAAATCACACTGACCGCCGGAACTATGAAGATGCCGACAAAAGACCCTAATTTCTGGGCGTACATCGTTTCAATTTTTCAGGGAATCGAAGTCGCTATTTACGCGAGCCTCGTTGCACTTCTGCGAGTGCTTTTTGATGCAAAAGAAAAGCGCTGGCAGCGCATAGCGCTCGAAGTGTTGCTTTCCGGCTTAATTGCCAAGGGTGCAGATCAGATCGCCATAGCGCTCGGATATTCGCATTTGGATGTAGCCATTGGTGCGGCAATAGGGCTTCTGGGTGTCGAAAATATTCGATATTTCGGCAGAAAATATTTAACCAAGAAAATCGAGAAATAAAATCATGTTTTCAGCACTTTTTTCATTCCTTGGTGGTTCAGCGTTCAGAATGGTTTGGGGTGAAGTGTCCGCATGGTTTACCGCCAAGCAAGAGCACGATCAAGAATTGGCGCGAATGGCTGAGCAAGAAAAAATCAATGCCGCGCAACACGCTCGCAATCTTGAGGCAATGAAACTTCAGTGCGACCTTGGTATTAAAACCGTAAGTGCGCAGCTTGAAGGTGACCTAAGCAAAATTGAGGTGAGCGCATGGGCTTCGGCAGTTGATTCAATCGGAAAGCCTACAGGCAATAAGTTTATCGATACATGGAACGGCTCAGTGCGCCCATTGCTTGCAACTATGGCGATCGCTGCAGTCGTTTTTGAAATTGTGCGTAACGGATTTGTATTGAGCGACTGGGATAGAGAGCTATTCGCCGCAATCCTTGGTCTTTATGTCGCCGACCGGACATTGCAGCACCGTGGCAAATAAAGAAACCGTTTTGGCAATGCTGGCAAGCTTTACGCCTGTGTTTGAAGGTTTCCGTTCGCACCCTTACTTTTGTCCGGCTGGCGTTGCCACTATCGGAATGGGCTCAACTCGTTATGCGGACGGCACCCAAGTAAGAATCGTTGACGATCCAATCTCCTATGAAGCCGCAATGAAGTTAATGCTTCATGAGTTCGAGCACGTTTACGTTCCCGCCGTTTTAACCCTGTGTCCCGTAGAGATGACCAACAACCAATTGGTCGCGCTGGCTGACTTCACTTACAACCTTGGTGTTGATGCTCTAAGAACCTCAACACTCAGAAAAAAAGTGAACGCCGGCCAATGGTCAGAGGTTCCCGCACAGCTAATGCGTTGGGTGTATGCAGAGTCCAAAGAATTACCTGGACTAAAGGCTCGCCGTCAAGCCGAGGTCAAGCTGCTATGTGCAGACAATTGATAGCAGAGGCCAGCAAGTGAGTGAACAGCTAGCGGATATTAAAATCGAGTTGGTCAGCACAAAACCCCCAGTCGTGCTGAACGAAGATGTAATTCGCATTCTCCATGATGTGCTCGAAGAGGCTAAGCGCGGCGAAATAACCGATATAGGCGTTTGTTGGGTGAGACCGAATGGCGAAGCCGGAAATGACTTCGGTTACAACCGCAATAAACTTATCGCGCTGATTGGTTCTGCATCAGTTCTTTGTCGCGATTTACTTGATTCTGGTTTGACCATTAGAGAAAGCGATACTTCGAATTAGTTAGTTAGATAGCTGCAAAATAAATGGCCATCCCGAGGCCAAAAACCGGAGAAGCGATAAGCAATAATCATGGCAAGACCTACGAAATACACAAAAGTATTGGCCGAAAAAATATGTGCACGGCTAGCTGATGGCGAAAGCTTAAGGTCTATTTGCAAAGATGATGACATGCCCGGCAAGAGCGTGGTTTTTAAGTGGCTTCTTTCCGATAGCTCTGTTTATGCTGGGTTTAGAGACCAATACGATAACGCTCGTAAGATTCAATATGAGTGCATGGTGGATGACATTGTTGATATTGCAGACGATGGGCGAAATGATTTCGTTATTAATAACACCGAAGAGGGTGATTTAGCTCGCTTAAATGTTGAGGCTATTGGCCGCTCAAGACTGCGTGTTGATACTCGCAAATGGTTTTTATCCAAGGTGTTGCCTAAGTTTTCTGACAAAGATCCGCAAGAAAACAAAAAAGAAGATTTGGCCTCTGTTATTGCCAAGCTCATTGAAAAGCTCCCTAACTAATCATGTCCGCCGATTTACCTCTTCAGCTGCAAAGACAGTTGGCGAGGTGGTATCTATTGCGCGACCACCCGGTGCAGCTCGCTTTAGTTCGTGCGGTTCCAAATGGCATTAGATTCCCGCTAGTTCCTTCTGGTCGACGTAGCGGAAAAACAGAAAGATTCAAACGCTTTTTAGCAAAAATTGCCAACTCAAAGCCAGGTATTTATTTCGCTGCCGCGCCAACGCACGAGCAGGCGAAGAAAATATTCTGGAAGGATTTAAAAGATTTAACGCTGAGTTACTCACACTCAAAGCGACCCAGCGAAAGTGACCGAATTATTTATCTTGATAACGGCTCAGAAATTCATGTGTTTGGTTTAGATAAGCCAGAGCGGATTGAGGGTATTCCGTGGTCTGGTGGCGGGATTGATGAGTTCGCAAACATTAAGAGTGAAGCGTGGGAGTCAAACATACTTCCAGCGCTTAATACTGTAAGCCCGCTAGATCCAGATCATCGCGCATGGTGTTGGTTGCTTGGAGTGCCTGACGGGCTGAATCATTATTTTGATTTGTGCCAAAAAGCTGAAGCTGGCGTAGATAAAAACTTCAAAGTATTTCACTGGAAAAGCGCTGAGATTCTTCCTGCTGCCGACATCGAATTAATGCGCAGAATCATGAGCGAGAAGCAATTCCGCCAAGAGTGGGAGGCATCTTTTGAAACCGCTGGCGGAAGGATTTACGAAGATTACAGTAAAGAAAATCACACAACCGAATCCATTAAGCCGCACGAACAATTGCATTGGATGCACGACCAAAACTACACGCCACTATCGAGCGCAATCGCTGTAATCCGCGAAGCTAAGGCTTACTTGCTTGATGAAATTGTGCTGATTAGCGCTGTGTCAAAACAGTCAGCAATTGAGTTTGTTGAGAAGTTTAAAAATCATCAAAACAAAAACGTAATTATTTATGGTGATCCCGCTGGCAAGGCTGGCGAGAAGCACGGTCACGCATCGGATTACACCGACATCGAAGATGTGCTGCGCTCTAACGGGTGGAAGTTCGAGCGGCAAATTAGAGCTTCACACCCGGCGATTAAAGACCGGCAGAACGCAGTAAGGGCAAAGATCAAGACGGCATCTGGCGAAATTAGTTTATTCGTCAATCCACTCAAAGCCCCGTGGTGTGATAAGGGCTTATCAACCGTACAGCTTCAAAAAGGTTCTTCGTTTCAAGAGGACCAAACAAACCAGTATCAACACATCACTACAGCAATTGGCTATTTCATAGAGAGAATTTGGCCGGTTAGCGTAGTTGCGAAAAAAGTCGAACATTCCGCAGTTAAAACAACGAATCATTTCGGTAAAAGATAATCAATGACTGACAAAAAAAGCGAACAACAATTAATTGCTGTTCATGATGATGCTGTGCGCGATTTCGAAAGAATTCAATCTGCGCTGCGCGATGAGCGCCTGCAAAATCTACAAGATCGTCGGTTCTATTCAATTGCTGGTGCGCAGTGGGAAGGTCCGCTCGGTGATCAGTTTGAAAACAAGCCGAAGTTTGAAGTTAATAAAATACATTTGGCTGTCATTCGCATTATCAATGAATACCGAAACAATCGCGTTGATGTCGAATTTGTTTCTAAAGATGGCAGCGGCTCCGATAAATTTGCGGATGCTTGCGCTTCATTGCTGCGTGCGGATGAGCAAGATAGTTGTGCCGAAGAAGCTTACGACAACGGTTTTGAAGAAGCTGTAGGCGGTGGGTTTGGTGCGTGGCGTTTACGAAACACTTACGAAGATGAAGAGGATGACGAGAACGATCACCAGCGCATAATCATAGAGCCAATCTTTGATGCTGACTCATCCGTGTTTTTTGATCTTGATGCAAAACGTCAAGACAAATCAGACGCAAAACGCTGTTATGTAATTTCTTCGATGACTGTCGAGGATTACAAAGACACCTATGATGATGATCCGGCGACATGGCCAAAATCAATCCACCAAAAACAATTTGATTGGCATACACAAGATCTTGTTTATGTTTGCGAGCACTACCGCATTGAAGATGTGCCTGAAACTATACATATATTTCAGGGGCTAGATGGCACAGAAAAACGAGTAAAAGATTCCGATTTCGAAAATGATGAATCATTAAAGGAAACGCTTGCGGCGACGGGCTTCCGTCAAATTCGCGAGCGAAAAATTAAGCGTAAGCGCGTTCATAAATATATTTTGTCCGGTGCAAAAATATTAGAAGACTGCGGAATTATTGCTGGTCGTAATATCCCGATTGTTCCGGTGTATGGAAAGCGTTGGTTTGTTGATAGCGTAGAGCGTTGCATGGGGCACGTTCGCTTGAGCAAAGATGCTCAGCGTCTCAAGAACATGCAGCTTTCTAAGTTGGGCGAAATCTCTGCATTGTCATCCATCGAAAAGCCAATCTTTACACCTGAACAAATTTCCAGCCACCAGAACATGTGGGCTGATGACAATATTGAAAACTACCCTTACTTACTCATCAATCCGCTTATTGATGGGAACGGAAACACTACGGCAGTTGGCCCCGTCGCTTACACGAAAGCCCCCGATATTCCCGCCGCAATGGCTGCTCTTCTGCAGCTGACCGAGCAAGACATGCAAGACCTGCTCGGCAATCAGCAAGCGGGCGAGCAGTTAATGCCAAATGTAAGCGGCAAAGCTGTTGAGCTGATTCAAGGCAAGCTCGACATGCAAACGTTTATTTACATTTCAAACTTTGCAAAAGCAAAAAAACGCACTGGTGAGATTTGGCTCAGTATGGCCAAAGATATTTACGTCGAGCCTGGCCGCAAAATGAAAGGCGTGGGCGCTCAATCGCAAGTTTCACAGATTCAACTGAACAAGCCCATTGCTGGCGAAGACGGCGAGATTAATTACGAAAATGATTTCGATTCCGCCGACATGGATGTGTCGGTTTCAGTGGGACCATCATCAGAAAGTAAGCGTCAATCCACGGTGCAAAAACTCACCGGCATGATGAACATAACGCAAGACCCTGAAACGCTTCAGATTCTCAGCTCAATGGCCATGATGAACATGGATGGCGAAGGCGTGAGCGATGTTCGCGATTATTTCCGCAAAAAATTATTACGCCAGGGCGCAATTAAGCCGACCAACGAAGAAGCGCAAGAGCTTGCGCAAGAGCAACAAAATACGCCGCAAGATCCTAACGATTTATTCCTAAGAGCATCAGCAGAGCAAGCCGCCGCAGCCGCTAAAAAATCGCAGGCAGACACATTGCTGGCCGTTGCGAAATCGAAAGAATCAGAAGCAAAAACAGTTGAAACATTAGCGGGTGTAGATATTGCGCACCGCGATCAAATTCTTAAAACAGTTCAAGCGCTTGGCGATCATGCTCAATCCGGCGGCGAGATGCCGCAGCAGTCACCAGCGCAAGCGGTTTCCGATCGTCCGCTCTAAGCGATCGAGTGAAGAAAGGGGTTAGAAATGGCAGTTGATAATGATCAAGACAATGAAGAAATTCTTTCTGATGAATTAAATCAAACTGAAGACGAAAGCGAAGAAAATTCGCAAGAATCCGAAGCTGAAGAAAATTTAGATGATGATTCTGATGTTGTTGTGACCATTGGTGAGGAAGCGCCGCCCACCGAAGAGGAAGAGCACGCAAAAGCGCCGGAATGGGTTAAAGATCTGCGCAAAAGCCATCGTGAACAGGCTCGAAGAATCAAAGAGCTTGAGGCGCAGGCTGAAGTTAAGCAGCAACCAAAACCCGTTGATCTTGGGCAAAAGCCAACACTCGAAAGTTGTGATTATGACGAGGATAAATTCGAAACCGAATTAACTTCTTGGCATGAACGCAAACGAAAAGTAGATGAGCAAGCCGCACAAGAAGAAGGCAAGAAAAAATCAGAGCAAGAATCGTGGAATAAAAAACTCGAAAACTACGGCAAGGCTAAAACAGAATTAAAAGTAAAAGATTTTGATGAGGCTGAAGCGGCAGTATTAGAGCATCTTGATACTACGAAGCAGGGGATTATTGTCAAAGTGGCAAAGAATCCTGCGCTGGTTGTTTTTGCGCTTGGCAAGAATGAAAAAAAGCTAAAAGAGCTTTCCTCAATCACTGACCCCGTCGAATTTACTTATGAGCTTGCGCTCTTGGAGATTCAATTGAAAGTAACACGGAAAATACCGCCAGAGCCTGAAAAAACAGTGAGCAAAACGCGCACCGGATCGGGCTCGGTAGATAGCACCTTACAGCGTTTGCGCGCCGAAGCTGAAAAAACCGGCAACTATTCAAAAGTAGCTGCTTACAACAGAGAAAAGCGCAAACGCTAATTAGTTAACAAAACAACAAAGGCCAAGACCTTCACGGGTTCTTGGCCTTTTTTTTGGAAAAAATTTGGAGATTTAAATGGCTAACCAATTTAACAAAGAAGAACGAATTGCGTTTGAAGATATTCTTCAAGGCTTTCAAGATGCGTTGGTTTTATCAAGCAACGTGAATGTTTATCAAACCGATTCTACCGAAATGGAGCGCGCTGCAAATATTATTTGGCGTCCACAGCCTTACGTTGCGCAATCCTTCTCAGGCACGGATCAAACCGCAAACTTCCGCGACTACATTCAGCTTTCAGTTCCAGCAACGCTTGGCTTTAGTAAGTCAGTTCCTTGGACGCTGAACGCAACAGAATTGCGCGATGCATTGCAAGAAAACCGTTTGGGTGATGCCGCGAAACAAAAACTCGCGTCCGATATTAACGTGGCGATCATGAACGTGGCCGCAAACCAAGGCTCGCTTGTTATTAAGCGTACTGTCTCGGCAACCGGCTTCGATGACGTTGCGTTGATGGATGCGGTAATGAACGAACAGGGCGTGCAATCGTTTGATCGCTACGCTGCATTCTCCAGCCGCGATTACAACAACATGGCGAGCAACTTGGCGGGTCGTGCCACCATGCAAGGCAAGCCAGTAACAGCTTATGAGAAAGCCTATGTCGGTAACATTTCAGGCTTCGAAACATTCAAGCTTGATTATGCGAACCGCTTGACCGCAGCGCTTGGCGTATCCGTAACGTTTAACGGCGCGAACCAATATTACACGCCGAAAGCTATTTCGGTTGCGTCATCTGGCGAGACCGCAAACGTTGATAACCGCTTCCAAAACATTTCAATAACGGTGTCGTCTGGCACAGTTAAGGTCGGGGACTGCTTTACCTCGGCTAACGTGAACGCTGTTCATCACATTACCAAGGCGGACACTGGGCAGCTTAAAACGCACCGCATCACCGCGATCATAAGTGGTAATGGCGGAACCGGAGTTGTGCAAATCACTCCGCCAATCATTTCTGCTCAAGGCGGCACTGACGCAGAGTTGGAATATCAAAACGTCACAGCAACGCCAGCAAACGGTGCGGCGATTACGTTCTTGAATACAGCAACTGCAAACGTAAACCCATTCTGGCAAAAAGATGCGATGGAAATTTTACCGGGTCATTACGCAGTACCTACCGATACAGGAACAGCAGTAATGCGCGCAACCACTGACCAAGGTATCGAGGTTGTCTTCCAGAAGTTTTATGACATCAACACCATGAGAACAAAATATCGTTTAGATACCTTGTTCGGTGTTGTGAATAAACAGCCGGAAATGTCAGGCATTATTCTTTTCAACCAGGTGTAATCAATAGGGGCTTTTGCCCCTATTTTTTCGCGCACTTAAAATTAATTTTTTATAGGATTGCACATCATGTCATTTATTCCTCGTTTAGGTCAGGCCGATATTGTTATCGCGTCCGGCCAATCAGTTATCGTCGGCTCTTTTGGTGCCGGTCAAACAAAAATCTATTACGGAAATAACGTGCCAAATGCGCCTGTTGTATTTGCATTGCAAGCGGTGCTTGCTCAAGGCTCTGTTGTTCTTTCGCCCGCGGCAGGAACGACAGTGCGCATTGAGGCATCACCCGCGTGCGAAGTTGAATATGACTTCGGTGCGCAGCCCGCATTAACCAACAACCCTTACGCAGCTACAACAGGCCTAACCGCTTTTGCAGGTGGCGGCCAAGGTTCTGCAACACCGCTTACCGGCAACATTAACCGCATCACTGTGTGCGCCACCATTGCGGACTCCGTAAAACTTCCTGCTGCTTTGGTTGGTCGCCGCGTATCGGTTTACAACGCAGGCGCAACTTCAGCGAACGTTTTCCCGCAAACCGGTGAGAACATTAACTCTGGTGCGGCCAACGCTGCATTTGCGGTTGCTACAACTAAAGGCGCGATCTTTGAGTGTGTTGCAACCGGTGTTTGGAACGCAGTTCTTAGCGCATAACAATAACGACCTCATGGTTTAGGAGGCTTCGGCCTCCTTTTTTATTTCACCAACAAAGAGATTACGCAATGAAAAACGCAACCATGCTTTATAAACACCCTGGTCGCCATGAAATACACGGTGATTTTTTTGATTTCATTATTGTCGACGAAGACGAAGTTGCAAAAACCAAAAAAGAAGGATGGTCTTTGACAACTGACGAAGCAAAAGCAAAGGCGAAAAACAAAAAGAAAAAAGAAAGTGAAGAATTGGCTGCTGATCCAGTTGCCGAGCCCTCATCCGAAGGCGAAGACGAAGTTGCAAAAACCACTGAAGAAGCTGGCGTGAAATAATCGTGGGCTGGTCAAAAAAGCAATACATCGAGCAAGCGTTCGAGTCGATTGGTTTGGCTGCTTATATTTATGATTTATCGACTGATCAATTAAATAGCGCCGCGATAAAGCTCGATGCAATGCTGGCTGGATGGAATTCTAATGGTGTTCGAATTGGCTGGCCTGCCGCGGCGAATCCTAAAAGTATTGATTTAGATTCCGACACAAAATCGCCGGACGTTGCTCACGAGGCAATTTATTTAAATCTCGCAATTAGAATTGCACCCGGGTTCGGAAAGCAGATTCCACCTGAAATATCGCAAGCAGCCGATACCGCCTACAGTAACTTGTTGAATCAAACCGCAGCGCCAACACCCACTAGAAAATTACCGAACACAATGCCGCGCGGCGCAGGAAACAAACCGCATCGTTATGGCAACGGCAATCCGTTTATGAATAAACCAGATCAAACAATTGATGCTGGATCAGACAGCGAAATTATTTTTGAGTAAAAAAACATGACCACAATTAATAGTTTAACAGCTGTCGATTCGGTTTCATCATCGGACGCGGTGCCGATTTATTCGAGCGAGCAGGGTGACGCACGCAAAGCATCAATGTCAGTAATTGCAGCTTTCATCGCCTCACTGATTACTGCGAACGATGACAAGGTCTCGCAATACGCCGCGCCTTCAGCGACTGCATTTAACGTAACCGTAAATAATAGCTCATCAAGTGTGTGGCTGATATTAACGCCCACAGCAACATTTGCTGCTGGAACTATTACGCTTCCTGCGGTTGCTTCCTGCGTTGATCGGCAAGAGGTTTTGGTTAATTGCACACAAATAGTTACAGCCTTAACTGTCGCCGGAAATGGCGCAACGGTAACAGGCGCGCCAACAACCCTAGCCGCAAACGCATTTTTCAGATTGCGTTTTGATGCAGTGGCAAAAGTTTGGTATCGAGTTGGTTAATTCTTTAAGAGATTAAAATTATGTCAGCAGGCACACCATTTAAACCACGTCGCGGCGGGAACAAAAAAGTTACCGCAACAACAACATCCGCAACCGTCACGATTGGCGCAGGCGAGAAATCCGTTCGCATTATTAATGCAGGCGCTGTCGTTGGTTATTTTGTTATTTATAACTCAAAAACAGACACTGCGCTTACGGCTGATGCTACGCAAACGCCGATTGCTGTAGCGGGTGCCGCTGGCTCTGTTTTGGTTGTTGAAAAAGGCGTTGATGACGACACTATTGCATATGCTTCTGATTCTTCAACGGCGGTTTTGCACTTCCAAGCTGGCGAAGGCGGCAGCTAAATAAATGCAGATCCCAATTCTTAACGGAATTTACTCGGATAGCGTTGCCGATTTTAGAACATCATACCCGCGCAATTTAATTCCAGTTCCAAAGCAAAATGGAATTTCGCAGGGCTATTTGCGGCCAGCAGAAGGAATTGTTTTATTCGGTACAGGTGCCGGTGTTGATCGCGGAGCAATCAATTGGAATGGCGTTTGCTATCGAGTGATGGGCACTTCGTTAGTGTCGATTGATTCGATTGGAAATCAAACTGTTTTAGGTTCAATTGGTGGAGCTGGCCAAGTTACGTTTGATTATTCATTTGATCGGCTCGGTATTGCTGCAGATGGCAAGTTGCATTACTGGAATGGCACCACGTTAACGCAAGTCACTGATTCAGATCTTGGAACAGTTAACGACTTTATTTGGGTTGATGGCTATTTTTTAACGACTGATGGCACAAACCTTGTGCAAACAGAGTTGACCGATCCAACTTCTGTTAATCCGCTGAAGTACGGCAGCTCAGAAGCTGACCCCGACAAAATTGTCGCGCTTTTAAAATTAAGAAATGAGCCTTACGTTCTTAATCGCTACACCATAGAAGTTTTTCAAAATATAGGCGGTGATTTTTTTGTTTTTGAAAGAATTTCCGGCGCTCAAATGCAACGCGGTTGTATTGGCACATTTGCGTGCGCAGTATTTTTAGAGAGCATTGCTTTTGTTGGAAGTGGTAGAAATGAATCGCCCGCTGTGTGGCTTGGCAGCAATAGCAGCACAGTAAAAATATCAACACGAGAAATTGATCAAATACTTTCTGAGTATTCAGAAAGTGATCTATCAAAAATAGTCGCTGAAGTTAGGGTCACAAAAGGCCATCAGTTTCTCTACATTCATTTGAGTGATCAAACCTTAGTTTATGACGGTGCCTCCTCCCAAATTCTTGAGGAACCGGTTTGGCATACGCTAACAACTAGCGTTAAAGACAATGCAATTTACCGCGCAAGAAATTTTGTTTGGTGTTACGACAAATGGCTTTGCGGCGATCCAATCAGCTCGAATCATGGCTATCTTGTTGACAATATTTCCTCTCACTACAGCGCAATAAATGGCTGGGAATTTGGCACAACTATTATTTACAACGAAAGTCGCGGTGCGATATTTCATGAGCTGGAACTTGTTTGTCTTACTGGTAATGTTGTGTTAGGTGTTGACCCTACAATTTGGGCGTCTTACACAACTGACGGCGAAACGTGGAGCCAAGAAAAACCAAGAACCGCCGGAAAGCAAGGCGAGAAAAATAAAAGAATTTCTTGGTTGCAGTGCGGTCACATGAAAAATTGGCGCGCTCAGAAATTTAGAGGCACAAGTGACGCCCACATTTCAATCGCAAGGCTTGAGGCTCGCCTGGAGCCTTTAAATGTCTAAGACTCCGCCGCGCGACTTAACGCGAAATTTGCTCAAAGAATTTTTGCCAAACGAGCGAGCCATTCGCGCTTTTGAGCAACTTTTCAAAAATACAAATACGTTATTCCCTAATGATGTTGACTTGATCAACAGCGCTATTAACGAAGTAAATGTTTCTGCAGTTTCTTCAGAGTTAAAAATAAATGCACTTTATGCGCTGATTAAAAGCCTAGCAGATGATGTAGATTTTGTTTTAACGCAACCGCAAAAACCTTCCGTTATTGACGAAACGCAACCATGGACACCAATTTTCGGCGGAAGCACAAGCCAATCGGGTCAAGCCTATTCGACGCAAGTCGGTAAAATTTTAACGATTGGCCGATTTAATTTTGCATCGTTCGATGTGCAACTTTCTACGCTCGGCACCATCACAGGAAATTTACAAATTAAGGGCTTGCCATCTAATGCGATTGTATTTGCGGCAGCTTCAGTTGGCGCTTTTGCCAATTTAAATACGGCTTATGTGGGACTTAATTTATCCATGCAGGCCAATGCAGGCGTGATTGATGTGACTGGGTTAACTGCCGCCGCCACATCATCGGGCGCTTCATTGACTTCGGCTAACTTGACGGCGACATCTAGAATTGCCGGTAGCATTGCTTATATTTCTTAGGTGAAAACATGACGGCAACAACCGTAAATATTATTCCAGCGAAAACGGCTGAAATAGTCCAAACACTGCAGCACACGGCAACGATTAAAGAAAAAATATCGGAATACATTGTCACAAACACTACCGGCGCAGCCATTACATTCTCATTAAATTTAGTGAATGCAGCAGGTACTGCGGGCTCTTCAAATTTATTTATTTCTTCAAAAGTTATTCAGCCAAATCAGACTTACGCCTGCCCTGAAATTATCGGGCAAACCTTAGAAGTTGGGCAATTTATTTCAACGATTGCTAGCGCAACAGGTTTAAGTATGCGAGCAAACGCAGTCCAATATAGTTAAAAAATAGTTTTAAAAAGCTGAGCAATAAGAGCGGCCAGCGGCTCATAAACCCCGACATTCGGAGATTTTATGAACGCAATAAGCCAAGATTTATCAATAAATCACAACCAAATAACCTGCGACACAGATCTACCCATCCCCTCGCTTGAACAAATAAAAAAACTACAAGAAGCACTCATTGAATTCCAGTGCGAGCCACCCGAGCCGCAACATTTTTTTGCGCCCGGCATGTATCTGCGTTCGCTGACAATTCCAGCGGGCCAATTGCTAACAGGAAAAATTCATAGGCACGCGCATTTTATGATGGTTCTAAAAGGCAAGGCCGAAGTAATTAGTGAATTTGGTCGTGGGGTTGTCGAGGCTGGGCATATTTCTATTTCTCCTGCTGGCGCCAAGCGTGTTGTTTTAACAATTGAGGATACTCAATTCGTAACCGTTCACCTAAACGAATCTAACACGCAAGATTTAGAAATCATTGAAAAAGAACACATAGAGCCAGAAGAAACCAATCAGTTAATCCAGAGGGCGCCGCAATGAGTTGGTGGTATGTAGGCGCAACGGCCGTATCTGTTGTTGGCGGCGCAATTAATAGTAATCAGCAAAAGAAAGCGGCGCAGGGCGCAGCCAATTCGCAAAAAAATGCATCGAACGCGTCCATTGCAGAATCTGGAAGGCAATTTGATGCAATCAGAGAATTATTAAGGCCTTACACGGATGTCGGCTCTAGCGCTGTCAATAAGCAGGGCGATTTAATGGGGCTCAATGGCGACGAAGCTCAAAAAGCTGCTGTTGATGCCATTCAAAATGGTCCGCAATTTCAGTCAATGGCGCAGCAAGGCGAAAATTCAATTTTGCAAAATGCTTCTGCTACGGGCGGATTGCGCGGTGGAAATATTCAAGCGTCTCTCGCGCAATTTAGACCCAACTTATTAGCGCAAACCATTCAACAGCAATACCAAAATCTCGGTGGACTCACCAGCGTTGGCCAAAACGCCGCAGCGGGTGTTGGTAATGCGGGGATGTGGGCTGGCAATCAAAACATAAATGCGCTTAATCAAATTGGCGCTGCTAATGCCGGTCAGGCTTTAGCAAATGGAAATGCAAATGCAAATCTAACAAACAATATTGCGCGCGGTGCAATGATGTACATGGGGAGCAAAATGTAATGGATCCAATTAACTACAGCTTAAATGTAAAAGATCCCTTTGATAACGCCATGCAAGGCTTGCAAACAGGTTTGGCACTTCATGATCGGGCAGATCAAAAACAACAACAGCTCTTATTGCAACAACAAATGCACACCGACATTGGCAGCGTTATTAATAATCCTGAAGCGACCGGAAAAGATTACGCCGATCTCGTTTTAAAGCATCCGCAACTTGCAGATGCCGCAAAACAATCTTGGGCAACTTACAGTGACGCGCAAAAGCAAAATAGCCTAAACAACATTTCGCAAGTTTATGCCGCTTTAAACAGTAATCAGCCAGAAATAGCGAAACAAATACTCGATGAGCAAGCGACTGCCGCAACCAATGCAGGCAAAACAAATGATGCTCAGGCCGCATCTCGCATGTCGCAAATGATTGATTTGGATCCTAATACTGCAAAGCAATCAATCATGTTGCACCTAGCTGCAATTCCAGACGGCCAAAAGGTTCTTGAGAGTTTAAAAGTTCCGGGGGATGTGCAGAAAGGAAATGCTGATGCGGTTAGGGCAACCTACGAGGCGCAGCACACACCAGAAAGATTTGCGATGGAGCAGTCGCAATCAAAAGCAAATATTGCAAACCTTGATAGTCAGATTCAAAACAGAGCCGATCAGATGAATCTTGATCGCGATAAATTGCAGTCTGATGTTCAGCTAAAATTGTACGAGCTAAAACAAAAAAATGGTGAGCTTCCAGAGTATGTGCAGAAGCAAGTAAATGAATCTGCGTCCGATGCAATTTCATCACAACAATCAGCCAGCCAAATGCTTTCGCTTGCAGACAAAATTGATTCAGCGAACATGGGCAGTGGCATATTAACAAAGGGTTGGGAAGCAATTAAAAGCGCTACTGGCGAACAGACAGATGTTTCTCAAATTCGCGCAAAATATTCTGGTCTTGTTACGCAAGCATCAATGGCCGCATACAAAAAAGTTGCGAGCGGATCAACCTCCGACAAAGATATTGAAACCGCAATGAGAGGTGTGCCAAGCGATACGGCTGACCCTGCTTTTATGTCTTCTTATTTGCGCGGGATGGCGAAACTACAGCAATTAGATTCCATTCAAAATAATGCAAAAACAGATTGGCTTTCGCAAAATAAATTTCTCGGGAAATCAAAAAACGATATGGAAATCGATGGCGTGAAAGTGCCAGCCGGAACTTCGTTCAAGGCTTTTACAGATCAATATCTGCAGCAAAAATACAACGACATCATAAAAAGCCAAAAAGTTGAAAAGGCCAAAAATCTTGGCAATCAACAATCCAGCAACATTGACCTTTCTTCTCGTTCCTACATGCAATTTGCATAAGGTGATCTAGTGCAATCAACATTTGATCGTGTGATGGCTGAGCAGCAACAAGCTCCGGCCGTCGATCCTAATTCTATTGCGAATATTTATTCAGCTTACAAATCGGGAAAGATGTCTCCTGACCAGGCGGCAGAATTTGAAAGCGATGTTAATGCGGGTCACATTATGTTGCCGAAAGGCGCAGCATTAAATGCGAGCAGCACGCAGAAAGATAATGATCCAACGCTATTGCCGCAATCTGTCACTGAAGCTTATGTTGCAGGGAAATTAACACCGCAACAAAAATCAGAGCTTGAAGATGATATTCGATCGGGATTAGTTAAGCTGCCGCCTTCTCTGAAAACACAAAGCGATCAAGCTAGTACGCAAAATGTGCGAGTGCCTAATTGGGATAGCAATGGAAATGTCACCAGCTACACCGATACGCACAGCAATGAGCAAGGCATTATTCCTGCGCCCGAGCCATCAGCAGCACAAAAGGTTTGGAATACTGTAACGGCACCCATTGCGCACCCCATTGCAACTCTTGATGCAGCTGCGGCTACCGTTTCAAATATGGTGCTTGGTACAGCCGGAATGGTAGCTGGCGACGTTCACTCGATTACAAAATCGATTCTTGACGGCACCTTTGGATCTTCGTCCGAGTCAGACATTGCCGCTCAACAAAAAACAGTTGAAAACGATATAAAAGCGGCCACTTCTATTGGCTGGCAACCGCACTCTGAACAAGCTCAGCAGCTAACTAATAACGTTGGCGAGGCTATGAGCGCAGTTGCACCAGCGCTACCAATGACAGCGGAAATGAACGCCATAGGCCAATCGTCCCGGCTTGCCTCTCCCGCCCTCAATGCCACATTAAACAAAGTCACCACTCCCATTAAAAATATCGCTGCGGACGCCATTGATTCGACCGGCGGCGCAATGAATAAAGTTAAACAGGTTTTTAGTAAAGAACAGCAAGCAAATTCAGAAGCAGCGGCAACAAGTGCAGAGGTTCAACCAATCGCTTCAGCAAATGATTTGGCAGGTGATGCAAGAAGCGCTGCAATTGGTGGCTTCGGATCTCAAAAAGCTACAGCCAATTTAGCCGAACAAGTAAAGCCAGACGCAGAAGTTTTAGCGGCAGCTGATCGCCAAGGTGTTGCAGATAGTTTGCAGCCGGATCATTACTCGACAAATTTAGCGTACAGACAATTAGCGCAGTTTTTAAAATCTCAAACGGGTTCAGAAGCGGCGGCGGCTGAGCGTAGCGGACTCGGGAAAATTGCACAAAAAGCCAATAATGTTATCGCCGAAATTGGCGGCACAGATGATATTTCTACTCTGTCAGAAAAAGTGGGAAAAACCCTGCAAGAAACACACGACAAATTAAAAGCAACCGCAAAAGATTTGTACGGCGAGGCTGAATCGAAAATAGGGCTGCGCACAGCGGTTGATGCGGAAAACACTCTCGCGGCAATTAAAAATAACGCTGAAAACATGGGCGGTATTGAGAATGTGTCGCCCGCAGAGAAGGCGCTTATCAAACAATTAACGCCTACCGAAGACTATCAGCCAACTTACGCGCTACTCGATAAAATTCGCAAAGATATTGGCGAGGCAAAACGCGGCAAGCAAAACGTTTTTGGCTCATCAAATGCAACTGAACTGGGTAATCTTGAAACAGCCTTGCGCGCCGATCAGAAAGTTGCGGCAGATGCTGCGGGTGTCGGTGATGTTTGGGAAAAAGCTCAAGCCACCGCAAAAATGTACAAAGGCATTCAGGAAGATTTAACGTCAATATTCGGGAAAGAGCTTGATAAAAGTCTTTCGCCGCTGCTTTCAAAATCTATCCCGCGCTTAAAGTCTGGCGATTCGTCATCTTTTATAAAATTAATTAAAAATATCCCAAAAGATATGCGGCAAGAGGTTGTTGCTTCTGGTGTTAAATCATTTTTTCAAGAAACCAATCGCGGCGGTGCGATGAATTTTAATGACTTCGCCAATTGGTTTGAAAAGTTACAGAAGCAAAAGCAAGCCTACACCGCAATCATGAGCAATTTACCGAAAGAAACTGTTGCATCGTTGCAAGATTTCGCAACCATGGCGCGCGGAATTTCTCGCTCTCAGCGTGAGTTTTTGGCAACAGGTAAAGCAGTCAACAAGGATGCTTTTGATAAGGCTAATAGCTTTATTGGTCGCGTTTATGAGCAAGTCAAAAGCAATGGCGTCACTGGTGCTGTTGGTGAAATTGCCGGAACCGCGCACGGAATGCCTGGCGCTTTCACGGCGGTGATGTCAGCAGCAACAAAAAATAAACCGCCAATCATGCAAGCGGCTGACAGGCTAATCACGTCAAAAGAATTTGTCGATGCTGTTAAAGCGACCTCCGAAAAATCCTCGCCCATCGCAAAAAAAGCTGCCGTAAAAAAACTAGCAAACAGTAAAAAATTCAAAGAGTTTTTTGCATTCGTAAAACGAAAAAACCCAACAATCACAAAAGAAGAGTGGATTTCAAAAGCCCTGCAAGTAGAAATTCAAAACTCAAATAACCTGACAAACAAACAGGAACAGCCAAGATATGACCATTAGTAAAGTAATCTCTCCTTACGAATCCTTTACCGATCTTGACGGCTCGCCTCTGGATGGTGGGTACATATTTATTGGCGCGGTTAATTTAAACCCAGAAACAAACCAGATCCAAATTTATTGGGATTCAGCGCTCACGCAGCCCGCGCCACAACCACTTAGAACTGTGAGCGGATACATCTCAAGAAATGGAACTCCGTCAGCAGTATATGCGGCATCCGATTATTCTATAACCGTCAAAAACAAAAGTTTAAGCTTAGTTTTATACGAGGCAGATGTTTTCGCTCAAACTTATTTAAGCTCTGCAATAAGCTCAATTATTGCAGCATCTTCCGTTTTGACAGTAGAAACATTTTCAGCCTTAGCAACAACACCTGCTACGTCAGCCGGTATGATTGTATTTTTAAAGCAGCATACAAGCGGTGGTATTGGCGGGGGTTTCTTTCAAGATAATCCAGGCGCAATAGCAAATGATAACGGAACAAAGATAAATAATACTGTAACCGTTGGAAGAAATTGGAAAAGGCTTTTTGATGAGCCTGTTCATGTAAAATGGTTCGGCGCTGTTTGTGATGGTGTTACTGATGATTCAAGTAAATTTATATTGGCGCAAGCTTCTGGATATTTAACAGTAGATGCGCGCGGATGCAATTGTTTTTTAGGTTCTACAATCAACATTGCTGCCAACACTCAGTGGCTGTTGAGCGGAGCAACTCTTTCCTTTGTGGGCGCATCTTCAACAATGTTTTCGGCTACATTAGTTGACAACTGGTCTTTAGTTGGACCATTTACTGTTAATGGCGATCTAGTCACGAATCCTGGAACAGGAGTGTCCTCAAAAGCTATTTCAGTAACTGATTGCGGTAATTGGAAAATTATCGATCCAACAATCAATAACGTAAAAGGCTACGGAATTTATACAGATCCCGGCGCATCAACTAGACCAAGAGGTAATGGCGGAAGTGTAATAAACCCAAAATTAAATGGCTGCGTGTGGGGCTGGCATGATAACCCCGGATCAGGAGGGGAATATTGTACCGTCACAAATATACACGCAATTGCAAACGCTGAAGCAGCGGTTGAAAGCTCAGCAGGGAATACTATTTTTGTTGGCGGACACATCCTAGATAACATTAAAGATGGCATTAGATTATTTAATGGCGCAAACAATACTCATGGCTCGTTCACTGGCTTAAACGTAAACCACAACGGACAATATAATCTTGTCGCCACCCAAGTGCTAAATGGTGAAACTTTTACAGGCTGTCATTTCTATGCAAACGTTGCTGGCACCTCTCCCGGGTCAATATTTTTAGATCGGTGTAAAGGAATCAATTTGGATGGCGGACATTTAGATTGCGAAGTTTACAACTACAAAGACGGATCAAGCGGCGTAAACGTTATTGAAAATATGTACATGCCTGGCGGATATGGCGTTAATAAATTAGCCGGATCTAACAATGGTCACGATCAGTTAATTTTTAGAAATTGTTGGGGCCCGGGCGCCTATCAAATTGCTGGCGGCATAGAATCAGCAGGGGTTCCAATCAATGATCCAAGCCTGTGTTATGTTCTGGCGCAGCGCAATGCGGCTGACACATTTAATTTAACGTCCGGCACTCCAACAACTTTACCTTTTAGCGCAACCCCACCTTTCCCGGATCGTCGAGGCGTGTTTAATTTCGGTACAGGGACAGCAACGATTCCAGCAAATTGCGCGGGACTTTACTCCGTAGACTTTGATTTGGTTTTTAATGGGACGGCAATGAATGCTGCGTCTAGCTTTGTCGAGTTTAAAATTAACGGCGTGTCAAAGAAGGTTGCTTTCTCTAATATTTTTAGCACGACAAGACTACAAATCACATGCTCGTTTGAAATTAATCTAGCCGTTGGTGACGCACTTACACTTGTTGCCACAATAGTTGGAACAACCCCTGTGTTTGGTGATTCTGCGTGGCCGTCAAATTTCTCACTAAAAAGAATTTCGTAAAAACAGAAATGGCGATATAACGGCGATATACAGTAAAGCGGTTTTTGTAAGTCTTTGATTTAAAAAGGTCAAAAATTGCAGAATTTCAAGTTTTTTAGCGCGAAAAAATCGGTGAATTTCCTTTGTTTTCAATAGTATGCGCGCCGTAGCGCACAATATTGACATGGTGGGGGTCAGCAGTTCGAGTCTGCTTAGTCCTACCAAATAACTCGCTGATTTATAAAGATTTGTTGCTGCTTTCATGGCTTTCTCCTTTGGATTGTGGCAATAAAATGGCGATATTTTGGCAATATACAGTGGTGCTCTAAACTAGGGTTTCAGCTAATTTCCTCAGCTTTTCGACGTTTTCCTTCTTCACCCAAAACTCAACTTTCATCAATCCCGCTGCGCGTCTTTCATCCCTAAGCTTTTGCATTAAATCCTTTTTTGGAATTGGTTTTGTGTCGTTCATTTTTTATGGGCCTCACTGTTATTTTAATCTAGCATGGGTAACATGTTACCGCAAGTAAATTGCCTAGATTTTTAATTCGGCTGCGCACTCAGTCCAATTCAATCGAGCTTCCGCTGTATTCTATTCAAGACTTCGTTCTGCTTTTCGCTCAACTCGTAATCATCCGGCTTGTCGGCCAAATCATTGATAAACGTACTTTCCCATTCGCTTAGCTTGTCCTCTTGATCGAGCGCATCCATTACAAATCGTTTTTGCACTCTGTTCATAACTTCAACTCCGCTGCACACTCAGTCCACGGCATGTGCTGATCCGTGTAGCTGTCGGTCATCCGCTGTGTGGTGTGGCCCATTAATAAATTCACATACTCTTTCGAGTAACCTTGCTGCAAATACAGCGCTCCACCCAAACCGCGAATTTCGTGAAAGGTGGGTGCTTCGCCTTTCTTCCAATCCGCAAAAATCCCTGTTTTGTCTCTCGCCTTATTGAATGCCTTCGTTAGATATTGGTCTCGCACCTGAGCCCAGTGCTCTTGGCCTTCAAACGTGTTGCCGTTGCGTTCCGCTTGCCGGTGGACGATGAACGGACACACGGGCTGCACTTGTCGTGATCGAGTGATAACTGCGCTCAAATCGTTTCCTATTTTGATTCGCAGGTAAGCGCGCTCGCCGTGCTTTTCGGTCTTTTGCTGAATAACCCTGAGCTCGCCGCTTTCAATGTCGGAGTATTTGGCCAGCACAACATCGCCGCGGCGCTGAAGTGTGATCAAACTGAAGTCCATTGCGACCTTTAGCCAGTCATCGGCTTGCTCACGAATCGCCGTGTATTGCTCAAGTGTTAATTTCCCCCTGGTCTTTTTCTCGACTTGCGCGGGCAGGGTGGCCAACGCTAGGTTCGAATAGCCATCCGGAAACATACCGGACGCAATACCAAACGCGAAAAGCTTTATCATCACGCCCCTGTGCTTTGTGTAGCTATTCCCTTCAAAATTATTAGACAGAAAATTAGACACTAATCGCTGCGTGGTGTGGATCAATTCAATTTTTCCGATGCCGTCAACAATATGCTGCAGCCGGTAGTTTTCTTCTTTAACCGTGCTCGCTTTTTTGTTTTCCTGCCACTGGCGCTCCGCCATGTAACGCTTAACCAATCCGGCCCATGTGTTTGATTCATCGCCCATGATTTTTTTTACAAAATCCGTTTTGTGCATGAGCAACGCATTTGCCTGTTTCGCAGCAAGAATTGCTTTGGTTTTGTCAGTGCCAAGCCCCACATATTTTCCGCTGTCTGGTTTTTTATAGCGGTAATACTCGCCGCTTTTGTACAGATTCGGCGGAAGGTCTTGAGTGTCCTTTGTGCGATTCCGTGGAGCCATCTTTAAGCCTGCAAAATTTTATTCAAAAGATTTTGTTCATTCTTAGCTTCGACAACGACAAATGATTGCCCGCCAATTTCTTTAATGACCACATCGCCGGAGTTAACCATTGCTTTGAACATTTTCTTTGGTAGGCGAGTGAAGTTTTCTCGCTTCCAATCATTTACGGGTTGCAGCATTTGCTTCATGTTACACCTCGATCACTTGTTGCCGTCTTCTGCGATGACTCTCTTCATAATGCAAACTTCAATTCGATTGATGCCGAGCTTTTCGGCAACGAACCGTGTTGAATGCTTACCTTTCCTCAGAAAAGATTTTACTTGCTCAAATTTTGGGTGTTCTTTAATGGATGGTGGCTGTGTCATTTTTCATCAACCCTTTCTAGCAGATCAAGGTTTTCATAAATGTTGCCAATAACGTGAAAATCATCTGGATAATCACACAACCAGAAAAACTCATCACCAGACTTCATTTTCCACGCGAAGAAATCCATTACAATCTCGCCTTTAAGCATCTTTGAATCAAGAAATACAATATCACCTTCATAAATTTCTGTGCCGAAACAATCTTTCGTTCCAGTAAATTGCATAACCTTCCACATTGACTCTATTGTGTGAAGCTCGTAAAGAACACATCCGTCAAAAGTCAAATTCAAATATAGCTTGCTCATTTTCTTTGCATCACACATCCCAAATTTTTCGTGCCATGCTCTAAATTTAATTTCTCGCATCTTAAATCTCCGCTACTTTCAATCTTGATCTCTGCGTCTTAAACTAATTTTTGGCACTGCCCAAAAGCCTTTATCGGTACACCATGAGTGCACATCAAAATAGGTTGCGTACCCAACAATCAACTTTAATTTCCAAAACGGATATTCGTAGTAGAAAATTCCGTCCGCTTTTTTCTGTTCTTCGCTCATGGATTTTATGTAGCCGCTGCAAGGTTTTCCAAACATCCAATTGAAACCGAAGAAAACATTTCTAAAACTAAGCCAGCGCCATGCACAATAAAACCAGCCGTAGTCGTCGTACCATTTTTTCACCGCCGGTTCGCCTATCAAATCACCAGGCAAAAGCTGGTCTGGTGTATCGAACCAAGCAAGCCAATAGGGGAGGCGGTCAAAATTTCCGCATGGATTTGCAATCATTAGCCGAAGCAATCCAATAGCAACAAAAAACCATGCGAAGAAAAATGCAGATAAATTTATCAGCGCAAGCAAAATCACTTTTAGTAAAAAAATTGGTTTCATTGTGTCCTCTATATTTTCGAATAAAACTCAAAGAAATCTTTCGTTAAAAAGTAAGCTAATCCGAGAAGCACAAACGCTACGATCAATAACGCAATTAAAAATGGAGCGACCCAATCAAAGAAAAATCTTCTAAAGCTGAACTTAGTCATTAGATTCGCCCCTGAAAGGTTTTCGTGAGGCCTTTGTTGACCGCCTTTCCGCGCAATAAAATTGCGTTTGCAAGTTTCGTTCGATCGACATAACTATGACTGGCTTGCCGCATCAACCCGAAGTAACTATTCATATATGCGTCCATGTTTTTCTTGAAATAATTGCAATTATGCTTTGATGAGTTACTCCAAACCCTCTCGCAAGTGATCTTGCTCCATCAATCCTTGATCGACTTTTGAACCTTTTCCGTATTTCAATTACCTGTTCGGCGGTAAGCTTGCTTTTTTCGTTATTTTCTCCGCGCGCATGATTGGCTCTATTTTTTGCGTGCATATCCAATATGTTTTCTTTTTGGGTGCCAGCCGATAAATGATTTACATTTATACAAGATGGGTTATCGCATTTATGCATAATTACTAGCCCAAAAGGGATGCTTCCATGCATCAATTCGTAATTCACTCTGTGCGCTTTTTTCCACTTTCCATCCAATCGAATTTGTCCATAGCCGTGCACATCCTTGTAGCCAGTCCAAACAATACATTCTCCAAATGGCTGAGATTTCAGTCTAATTTTTTCTGCTAGGGTGCGTCTAAATCCAGCCATTTTCAGCAACCTCAATTCATTAATTTTTTCTGTGAACCGCCAAGCAGCGCGTCACTAACTTTTGCGTGATATTCAGTTGTGAGCGTCATAACCATGTACGAGTTTCTTTCTATGTATTTCAGCTTTGTATAAAACGTGTGCGCGAGAGCGGAGCCAAGGTCTCCGTCTTTTACAATCGCTAACGCCTTTTTTTCATTCAAAGTTCGAGGGTTGCCGCTCTCGCAGTTGAAGGCGACTTTTTTCTCAAGATGTTCTTTGCAAAGCTCGTAAGCTTCATAAGCGAGAGAAAATGCTTTTTGCTCTATGGCTTTTTTAATGCGGTCAGTGAACGCAACAGTTGGATTGCTAAGATTGTTAAGTAGCAAGTCGCGAACATCAATCGGAGGAGTTTCAGTTTTTAATTCGTAGCTTCCGGTTTTTCGGATAGCAGGCAGCACCTCAGAAAAAACCCAATTCTGAAATTCTTTTGCTTCTGGCTTATTGCTACGGAAAATAATGCGGTAAAGGTTTGGCTCGTTGATGAAAGTTGCTTCTTGGTTGCCGCCATCGGTAGGGATTACATTTCTTGTAACCCCTTTTTCGTCAAGCTGAAATCGTTCAGGAGATGCGACTTTTACACTCAAAACATCGCAAACGTCGCGCAAGCAAAACCAAGGCTCGCTAATAGTTAGCTGAACGCGGACATTGTGAGAGTCTTTGAATTTAAAAACAGATGGGGAAACTGAGGGTGTAGCTAGGGCGTGATTGTACATAGCATTGTCTCTTGTTAAGGTGGAGTTATCCGCCTCACTGAGACCAATCAGGGAGGGCGGAACTGTGCGGATTGGTCTACCAGTAACAAGAAACTGGCGCTGCTTGCGCAGCTCCACACAGCCCACCCATAGGTTTGCCATGCTTTTTTGGACACAAAAAAACCGCGAATTCGCGGTGTGCCCGCTTGTTACATTCGAGAGACCAATCTCGACAGCTGGATTTACAGCTGCAAGATTAGCGTAGCTCTGCGATTGATTCATGTCAACAACCTTTTGAAATTGCCTGTTAGCTCCGTGCATTGCCATACGATCAACTCCTTTTAAAAGAAAATAAAAAAATTAAGAAATTAACAATCTGCGGACTGGACGCACGGGACGCTCGTCGCCCTTGACGAGGCTGGCGTACTGATAGCCATCGGAAAAGTCCTGAACGTGGGCGTCGAGGGCGCTGGACTGCGTGCTCGTCCAATACCAAGCGGCTTCAAACGCTTCTGCACCGCCTTCCTTAAAAGCTTCAACGGTTGTTTGCAATGGGAACTCATCGGTGTACAAATGGCCGGCAGGAATACTTGAAGGGTTGTCGCCGTCACGATACGAACAATAATTTTCTTGTTCGGTTGGTTTTAGGTTTCGATATTGCAGCTCAACAACATCGCGACTTGGAATTGACCAGCCGCCATCAAGCGCCAAAACTTTTTGAGCAGTTTCACTTCCAGCTTCAGCCATTGCCGCAGTGTTTGCGACACAATCATTGGTGCTATTTGCGCCTTCGATTTTCTCGCCGTATTTGCCCCAAGTGCCAGTTACTTCCAAAGCTTTTGGTGCTGTGATAATTGCGAATTTTTGGCCGCCGGTTTGAATAATTCCGGTGAAAAATCCACCCTCAAATGCTTCGCCGATTTGTGGCAGTTCGGTTTCTGGTACTGCTTTTTTAACTTCTGTCATGTTGCGCTCCACTTTGTTGGTTTAAAAATCTCTGAAACATTCCAAGCCTTGAATTCAATAACTGCGCTCTTTTTTCAAGAACTTTTAACGATCCCTTTGTGCTGCCAGATAACAATCTCGTTTTTGAAACAAGATCTTTGTAATCAATCGCAGCAAGGTAATCGCCGTTAATAACTGACTGGGGGGGCGACCCTTGCAAAATCCCATTACGCTCAAATGAAGCTGTTTAATTTGCTCTGCAATTACAGCTTTTTCTTGCGCTAACTCAGCTCTGGTTTTCTTTGCTTTGCCCATGATTCACCGCCAAGATTAAGCCGCTTTCGCGGGCAATTTATTTGCCATCTTTAAGCATTCAAGCGCGACCTTAAAATCAGTTCCGTTGCGCAAACATTCTGCATAAGCGGTCTCAACTTTTTTCAAACAAGCATTGAATCCGGCGTGAAAATCGCTCATATCTACGAAGGCTTCTTGTTCAGAATCCTCCACAAAAACTTTTTGGAATGATTCTTCAAAGCTTGGAGCTTGAGCGGCAAATTGTTCGTAATCGGCGGGAACAGAAGCTAGTGCCGTTACTGGCTGCGAAACTTCCGTTTGCGTTTTTGCTTCCGCTTCCTTGCGCTCTTTTTCTAATTGCTCGTCCGCAAGTTTTTTTGCTTCACTTTGAATGCGTTCCTGCTCTGATTTTTGGTGGTCAGCAACGCGCTTTTCAGCAATTGCGCGAACGTAATCAGTTTCCTTTTCGCAAAGCTGTTGCAGGTCAGCAAAAAGAAAATCCATTTTCGGCGCGATCATTCGCACTTGTTCGCGATTCATTTCGATGTCGCTAGCAAGTTTATTGGATTCAATTTTGGCGTTAGCAATCATGGAGCTGACAGCGCTGCGCATATTGTCGAACGAGCTTTTGCCTTTAATTGCAGCGGCAAAGTCTGCGGAAAATGCAGGCACATGAAGCGGAGAAAGTTTTGCGTTAAGTGCCGCAACATGCTCAGAAACAATCCTTTTTGCTTCAGCAATTATTTCGGCCTTAATCTCTTCGTTGCGGGTTTTGATCTGCTTGTCTTCCGCGAGACGAGCCTTTGCAATAAAGCCTTTAATTTCGGTTAAGTCTTTTGCAAAAGCATCAACATCACCCATTTCGCCCATCACGCGAGAAATTAAATTCTCGCAATTTTCCTCGGCGGTTTTGTAGGCTTTAATTCGCGCTTTAGCATCCTCGAAATCTTGATCGGTTTTTAATTGTTCTTTTGAGCGCTCGACCAATTTCAGTGCAGCCTCTTTAAAAAACGAAAGGTTGCTTGTAAGGCTTACGCCGTTGCTGAAATCAATTTTGTAATTGATTGCTGGCAATGTATCGACTGGTGCGGCGATTGCTTTTGGCGCATCGGCTTCTGGCACAGCATAATCTGCCAAATCAATTGCAAATTGTTTCCAGCCTGCGATCAGCTTTTCACGCATTTCGGGCGATCCGAAATAATCCAAATACACAAAATTACTCTCTGTGCCATCGCTCACTACAAATGTAATTTTTTCTGCGCCGGAAACTAGAAGCTGTTGCTCAAGCTGCCAAACATAATGCAAATCTAAATTATGTTCGCGCACGCTCTTTGCCAGACTTTCATTCCAAAGCTTGTGTTCAAATCCAACATTGTCGCCAGCGGTCAGCCCGTCAAAGCTCGCCAGCAATGGCAGACCTTCAACCTCTGCAAATCCGGTGACTGGGTAAAGGTCTTCACCAATAAGCGCCTCAACAAAAGGGCGAGCTTTCGCTTCGGCTTCATGACCTTTGTTAAAAATTGCTTGTTTAAAATCGTCAATTTCGGGCGCAATTCCGGTTGCCTTTAATTTCAACAAGGCGTCGCGGCTTTGGTATTTGCTAGCGCCCATCATCGCGGGCGCTTCGCTTGCGGTGAAACATTTTGCGCGTTGTTCGTGCCACTCTTTTGAGCCTTGAATCAAATTTAAAATTTTCATTGCGCCACCTCTACAGCTTCGCCTTCGATTGGCGCTGCGATTGATTTGATTGTTTTAATTTGCTCTTCGGTTAGCTGCGCCTTACTGCCGACCATTGCAATAATTGCGTCGGAAGTTTTCTTGCCGCTCTGAATTAACTTTTCCCATGCCGGAAAATTCTTTTCAAAATCAGTCTGAGAATACTCGACAATCGCGGGGCGAATTGGCTCGACGTTGCTTTGCTTTGGCGTGATGTCCTTTTCGATAATTCTTTCCGCTTCGTCTTCGTCGTAAATCCCCGAAAATCCGAACGCTACGCGAGCACACTGAATTAATGCTTTGTGTCTGTGCAATCTTTTTGGGTGCGTATCCCAAGGAGTTACAAAATTTGCAGCTCTGCAAACCTCGTCAAAATATTCGCGGATAATTGTTGGTTTTTCGCGATCCTTTCTAAAAAGAATACATTCGACCCATTCGTGCGCGGTCTTTCCTTTGTGAGAAATAATTTCAGGCGAATAATTAAATTCGACACCGTTATATTGTGGGTGCTCATTTATAATTCGACTCCAACCATCAACACCAACAACAGGCACAATCCCGTTTTGCTTATCTGGGTAAGCGTAAATTTCTTTTGTCCAAGGATTTAACCCGTATTGCTTTGCGACAATTAAAAGCGCACTCATTTGCGCATCGGTCACTTGCCCTTTAAACGCGGTGGCCTTTAATGTTTCCATTAATTCCGTTCCACTAATTCCAAGCTCAAGCTTGGCTGCAAGCGCACCCGCCAAACTTGTAAGTTGTGTTGCTGGCATATTCATACATCGCTCCTAAAAATTTCATGAGCCAGACCCTCTGGCACGCGCTTAAATTTTGAAACCATCATGTCGTACAGGCGAATCCTTGCTGACATAATTGTTTCTCCATCACAAACAAATCCCATGTGAATTCCTTTCTCGGTTTTCTTAACATCCCTGTAAAAAATGCAGACTCCTTTTTCTGTTTTCGGAATCGAAACTTCCATTTTCAAATTGCTCCCCACACAATAAATTCAAGATTTTTCCTTGCTTGAATTCGATCAACTCCAACTGCACAAATGTTTCCAAATCTTGCAATAATTAACCCTGCGGTGGTTGAGTAAGTGACCATTTTTAATTCCATCCTTTTGCTAAATTAATCAAAGTTTTTGCTGCGTCTTCCATAATTTCTTGCATCAAAAGCAAATCATTTGAAGTGATTGCTTCGAGCGCCTTATCGAACCTATCATCATTGATCACGCAATCTCGCAAATCTGCGAAGCTCAATTTTTTACCGTACAGCTCAACATTAATTTCTTTTCCGTATCGAAGGTCTGAGCTATGCGCAGCTAACTCAATGCGACGATTTTCAGCGCCCGCTCGCCACTCGCGAGCTGCGTGAATGTTTTCCATATCAAAATCAATTTCAGCTCTTGAGTTTCTGCAGGGCATATTCATGGCGTCACCAAAAATAAAAAGAAAATTAAAAAATAATTAAATTAAAAAGCTGCGGACTGGACGCACGGGACGCTCGTAGTACTTGTCGTCGTAGAACTGAATGCCATCGGAAAAGTCCTGAACGTAGGCGCCGTAGGCGCTGGACTGCGTGCTCGTCCAATACCAAGGATCTAAATCAAATAATTCTTTTGATGCGGCTTGTAGTGCGCGCATTTCGCGGCGAGCGCCAAGAAACCAATCGCTAAAACCATTAATGGTTAACGCTGCGCATTTTTCAGCAGCAGGGAATGTGTGGCTCGACTCAACCATCAATTTTGTATTTGTTGCACCGTCCATATCGGAGGTGTCGAGGCTTACGTTCGTTGGGCCAAACGTTGCGGTGAATTCGTGTTCTTTGTCTGCAACGATGATTGCGCGATTACGTCCGCTTGCTGCGTCCGGAAGAATTGCGCCTAGGTAGCCGCCTTGTTCTTTCCAGAGGGCGCCGATCAATGGGATCGGGCTTGCCATAACTTGGCCGAGTGTTTGGCTCATCAATTTTTGAAAGGCTTGATCTGCTGCCTTGGCTGCGATTTCGTCAAACTGCGATTGGTCTAGCGTTAATTTGAGTTCCATTGTTTTGCTCCGGTGTTTTGT